GTCTTGAAGCTGGGTCAGGATAAACAATCATTTTCTGTTTAGGGTATCTGCTTAATAGTTCATCAATAAATTCATCAGTATTAGAACTATAAATAACTATCTCATCAAATACTTCTACAACATTGTTTTTAACATGGAATAAACAAGCTGACATTGGGTCTATGTTAAAGTCTAATCCAATATGAATAATAGCATCTTTATCGTACTTACATTCTTGTACGTTTAATTCTCTATCAAAATTGTAGTAAACAACTCCTGAGTAAGTTTCAAAACTAGCCATATATTCTTGTCTAAATGTTCTTTCATCTAAATCATTCATGGCTTGTTTAATTTCATCTTCATCAACTTGACCACCATCTAATGTTGTGTACTTAAATGATTTCCACTCAGGGTCAGAACCTAATCCTTTTTGATATATGTCATAAGACCAGTTACCATAACCTCTAGGTGTTCCTATAAACAATACATTTCCTGTAACGTGCTTATCTGAAATTGTTGGTCTTAGAACTTCTGTCCAAGCTTCAACTGGTATATCTGCATACTCATCAAGTAATAAGAAATCTAATCCTACTCCTCTTAAATTGTCTGGTGATTTATCTGCACCTTTTAAACTTATCTGACTACCATTCCTAAGCACTAAGGTTAGTTCTGTTTCATTGGTATATTTAATCCATCTTTTTTCAGTTGTAAGTCTTTTGATTTGTTTCCACATAATCTCCTTACTCATTCTGTAAGTTGGTGCTACATAAAATATCTTTGAGTTAGGTTTTCTACTTGCGAATCTAAGTAGTTCGTACATAGCCAAATGTGTTTTACCGAATCTTCTTCCAGTAATTAAAACTCTAAATCTATTTGGACAAGTATAGACAGCTAATTGTGGTTCGCTAAATGCCATTGATAGTTCCTCTTAAAATTAGTTTGCTTATTACTTCTTCTTCCAATTTAACATCATGGTTATAACCCTTGCTAGTTCCAATCTGATTTACTTCTTCCATTGTATATCTATTCTTAGTTTTAAAGAAATCAAATCCAGTAATAGTTAGATTGCATTGACAATAAGTAGTTAGCCAATAGATAGAAACAAAACCAGTAGTTGGATTTAAGTAGTTATATAGTTTAGTCATTGTGTTGTATTCTTCTATATTCCAAAACCAAGCTTTTTGTTTTAGCTTCTCAGGCATACGATCTGCTCTAGTGCCATCTCTATCAAAGTTTAATCTAACTATGTTTTGTATTCTTGGTAATTCTTTTAATCTGTTATGACCTTCGTTTACTAAGTTGTTAATCCATACATCACATGGACTATCTTGTATTCCAAGATTCATTCTAACTATTGAATTGTAATTGTCATAGTTAATATTAGCTAACTTCTCACCATTACCAATTAGTAAAACATTCTTGCCTTTAAAATATGGATAAGGATTAAACATTATTCTGAGAACTCTAATGTGTTATTTTTGTAAGCTTTAAATACTTCTCTCCACCATTTAGCTGATTCAATAGTTGCGTGTGCATTGTAACCATTTGGAAGTATTGCATTAGCTTTTCTACAACATACAGATATAAACACCCATTTCTTTGAGTAAGTAAATATCTCATCAATAACATCTTTAAGATTATCTATTGGTATATGTTCTAGTACATCTGTTGCAATAACTAGATCAAATTTATCTGTTGGTTTATTTTGGTAGGCAGGAATAGCAGGGTCGTATTTAGTTGCGTTCCATTCTTTAGGGTGATGTTTTGCTTTACCACAACCATAGTCCAGTATTGATTCAATTCCTTTGTCTTTAATGATTTGATTAATAGCCGGTATGTATTTAATTAAACTTGTGCCTTGCCAGATTTTATCGTCTTGATGATATAATTTAGCTTGTTCTAAGTATATATCGTAAAGACTCATTAGTTTACTGACTTAAATGAGTTCTCCAAATCTTCTTCTAACTTTTTAATTATTAGATTTAATCTTTGTATTTCTTCTTGGTCAAGATCAGCTTGTTTCATTAAGTTGTATATCCTAACTTCTAAGTCATGGCTTCCTCGCATTTTCTTATCTAGCATTTTTGGTTTTGTCCTTTCACACATAATTGTTTCACTTCTTTTTGTTCTGGTATATTCGCAAATATCTTCTGCCTAAAGCTACTGCTTCTCGTTTGCTTTTACCTCTATATCCCCATGCTTCAAGAGATAGTTTTAGTCTTGTTTTTTTACCACCTTTATACAACTGACCTCGTGAACTACCCATTCTAACTAAGAACGAACCTTTGCGTCTATATTCGCTAAGTCTATTTGGTCTTGTTTTTACTGGTGGTCTTAGATTGCTTCCAGTTGCCCTGTTGTATCTTGCTCTACCAGATGATGATAAACCACCTCTGGGATTTCTGTCTGAACTCATTAAACTAAACTTTTTCATTTTTCTTTGTGTTAATTGTTATAGCTTTTGGTTTTCTAATAGTTAGGTTGTGTCTTTTCATAAGCAATAATACAGTACAGTTATTACAAGCTTTAATATGTTGCTCTAACTTGTTTGTTATTTCCTTCTTACAGAATACGCATTTACTTGCCATCTGTGATCTCCTTTAATTCTACAACTTCTTTTGGTTCTTCTATTATGTCATAGATTGGTAAAGGAATATTCTCATCTGTATTTTGTATCTTGTCTGTTTGCCCAAGATAAACCTTACCTAACCACATAGCCATAATACTGGAATTAAGTTTAGTAGCAATATCAAATTGTGTTTTTCTAATGGTTTGTTTTGCGTTAGCAAATCCACGTTTAATTGCATCTTTAGCTTTTTGATTTCTTTGAATGGTGTCATGTGAGCAACCAATAATTTCGCCTATTTCTTCTAGGGTACACATTATTGAAGCTAGTTTTTCTATTTTGTCTAAAACTTCTGGTGTAAACGCAAAAGATGGTCTGCCTATCTTTGCTTCAGTAGCTATTACTTGTGTGTCTTTGTCCATATTAACCGACTATGTTCGTTAATTGGACTATTATTATCTTTTAAGTGATTTGTAAAGAAACTCTAATAGATTCTGGTTTTGATAAAGTATATGGCACATACCATTGGCTAATGAATTACAAGTTATTTCTTCTGCTTTTGCCGGTAACTCTATTTTGTATTCGTCATGTAATAAATGGAATATCTCGTGAAGTAAGGTGTTACTCATCTCAATAGGGTCTAGTGATTTGTCTATCGTCATAAGGTTTTTGCTTGTTTCAAATTCACCAAAAATGTTTTTCTTAGATGCTACTTCGTGGTCAATGTAATCTAACTTAATAAGTCTGCTTCCAAAGACTATCTCGTTAGGTAAACTCATTTTCTTTTAAGCTTTTTTGCTATGTAAAGGTTTTTAACAAAGCTAGATTTCTTACCAAACTTTTGACCTGCTGAACGTCTAGCAGTTTTATAAGCTTTTGTTTTAGTATTAAATGGTTTTGGTTTGCCGAGTCTTGCTGGTCTTGGTCTGTCGTAAATGGCTTTTTTCATTTTTTTCCTTTTGGCATTTTCAATGGTTTGGCTTTGTAAACTCTATAAGAACCTTTGGTCTTAACTTTGTTTGTATAAAGTTTGTTTAGTGATGTAGATGTTGTTTCGTTTGCCATTAAATTTTATCCTTAATCTTATTAATCATTTTGATTATCTCAAATCTATAAGAAATGGAAGTAGAATAGTTTTCTAATGTTTCTGCTAGTTTAATTGGGTCTTTTGTTCTCATTCTCACCTGTCTAAATTGACTGTAATGATGATTGTTATTTAATATTGATACATAATCTTTTACTGAACTACATTTTGTTTTATAAGTTTTAACTCTCCAGCTTATTGATGGGTCTTGTTTAAGTGGCAACAGTCCGTTCTTAGACCAGATTCTTATACCAAACAAATTTTGACCTTCACGAGCAAATCTTGAAGTTCCATAATCAGACTCTACGATTGCTTGGGCTATGATTAGAACTGTTGGAACTTGCTCGTTTTTATTTAAATCAATATTAATGTAAGCTATACATTTTTTCATTGAGTCTATGAATTTGTCGCTGGAACTTGTGTCTATCTTGGGTTCGTAGAATGAACCTATTGCTTTGATATGCTTTATTGTTTCTTGCCTGATCTTCTCCTTGACGAGTTGATTGGGAAAAAATGTTCCTACAAAAAATACAGAAAATAGGAATAAAACTATAATTACATAGTCATAGACTTTCCCACTTAATAATTTGATATTCATTATTTTTAAGGTTGTGATAACCTTCCAGCTTTACAGCTTATCTAATTGGATTATTCTTCGTCAGAATCTTCGTCTTGGTCTGAATCTTCAAAATCATCATCTGAATCATTGTCTAAGTCAGAATCATCTTCTTCGTATTCATCAAGCGAAGCTTCTATTTTGTCCCTGATCTTAGCATTAAGATCATCAGCTTTATCTAAAAGCTTTAGGATTTGTTCTAGTGTTTTGTCCATAACTACATTCTCCGATTAGTTAATGCCGAATCATTAAATTTATTTATGGGATATGTAAATATATAATTTTTAAAGGGGGTAATGTTTCAACCCCCAAACCTATATAGTTAAATGGTATTATAAAGATTAGTTCTTTAATTTCAAGAGTTTAATCTACGCAAAACGTATTTCTCTAAATCTTCAGCATCAAGTCGTTCTTTAGCAATTTCCCATTCGTTCTTATCTTTAGGTTTTTCAATGATCTTACTTTTTAAGTCTTGCAACAATGGTATCTGTATTTTCTTAGGTTTATTACTCATACTGCTAAGACTTATCTTATTTTTTACTATACTAGTAGTATTAGTAGTATTAGTTGTTCTTCTGTGCGTGGTTTCTTGTTTGGGTTCAGTTGGCAAATCTTGATATTTGCTATATTTTACAATGCTAAATACACTTAATCGTTTGTGCAAAGTTTGTGTGATGTTTTTAGATGATTTTAGATTTTTAATGATAGTTCGTATCTTATTAACAGTTGTATCAAATTTTTTAGCTAAATCCCTGTAAGCTATTGAAACATCACCTCTATTTAAAATTATAGTTTTTTTTCTATATGTAACCTTAGTAGGTTGATAAGAAGCCATAGACAATAAATACATAAATACAGCAACTTCCATTTGGTTCTTAAAATCTGTTGAAGTATAAATCTTCCTGTGTAAAGCTATCCAACCATTCTTCATTTAACTTCTGCCTTTACTAAATCTATAATTTTATTTGTAAAAGATTTTAAACCATTTTTGTTGCAGTCTTTAACACTTGCGTAAATTGTAAACCAAGATTTGTTATAAGCTTTACCTATTTCATTATAAGATAATTCTGTAATTGATCTGATTACTGCTAGGCAAACTTTGTTATGTGGAACTTCATAGAAGTTTATGTCTTTGTAGAGTTTATGATTGCAAAGAACTTTTTTTGTTATTTCGGATATGTTCTTTATAGTTAAGTTTTCCATTGTATGCACCTTCCTGTTTGGCTTGGTTAATTTTATTACATGGAGATATACTCGCTAACTTCATAGAAATCAATATAGCATTTATATTAAATCTTTCAAAAAACTCTAGTTCTCCTATTTGATGTTGCAAGTTATGGCAAGTAAAGCACATTGGAATACAAAACTTATCATCTCTTATTCCTTTACCAACATTACCTACTTTAGGGATTGATCTTATATGACAGCATTGAACTTGTGTATCGTTACCACAAACTACGCATGGAAAAGAAGCTACAAACTTCTGATGCTTAATAGAATGAATTATGTTTGCCTTCGCTATTTGCACTATTTGTATTTCTTTGCTTTTTTCTTTGCAGTTCTAGCAACAGACAAAGCTATTGCGACAGATTGTGATTGTGATTTACCACTTTTGATTTCTCTGCGAATATTCTTGCTTATTGATTTTTTAGAATAACCTTTAATTATTGGCATTGTTTATCCTGATTTGTTTAACGTGAGCAAAAGGGAAGGCACTCTTGCTCACAATTCTTATTATCAAACATAGAACAAAATGGCAACAGTTTAAGTCATTGATATTAAATCATATTAGTTTTATATTATCCACAGTTTTTGCAACTTTAAAGCTTGAAATAAAGATTATTATAATTATATTAATTCTATATAAAAAACATAAAGGAAAAATATGAAAAAAAATGCAACAGTATTTGAAAATGAAGTTACATTAATTTCTTATATGGCTTCATTGATTAATAGCAAATATATGAATGTTGTTTTTAGTTATATGGATTTTCAAAAAAAATATGAAAATCAAATTGGTAAATTTTATATGCACTCATCTTGGTTCAAAACAAAAGCTGATGAACTTGCTAAAATTTATCAAGAAAAAACTAAAGGCAAGTCTTGGGTACAATACATAAATAATTAAATTAACTGGGTGGTGTAAAAGCCACCCAAAACAAAAAGGCAAAATATGGCTTTAATAAAAAACAAAGAAGATAATTTAGAGTTTTTTCATGCAGAAGTAGATGGTGGAAATTTTGATAAAAATGATTATCACTATTCTATAAACTTGGATAAATTTGTAGAACAATGTTGCATTTGTGGAAAAGGCATTAAGAATTATTCAAGAGCATTTATTACTAGAGGGTATGGAAATCCATTAGATCTTGTTCATAAAAAAGATCATGCAAGACTAGAAACAGAATTTCGTGGTGCTGACATGGGTTGTTATTATCTTGGTTCTGAATGTGGTAAGCAAATTAAAAAACAATTAATTGATGCTGGTCTTAACTGGAAGGAGTATTTATCAATATGAAAATAGAACAAAACAAAACTAGAAGAAAATTAGCAATAGAGTTACAAAGTTTTTGTTGTGAAAGCACAGAAGGTTTTGACATAATTTTTAGTTTGTTAATAAATTATGTTCCGACTAAGTCTTTAAAAGAAAAATTAAAACTAGCTAAATTAACAAAGGAAGTGTAATGAAAAAACAACTAGCAAAATTACTTAAAGCTTATCATAAGAAATGGGATTGCTTTGGTAATAAAAGAAGGAAGAAGTAATGGTAAGAAAAGACGTAGGAGTAATTTGTTCTATGAGTTATTACGAAATGAAGTTAATGACTTGTGCTTTATCACGAATACTTTTAGAGAATGAAGTTAGAGGAATTAATACCAAAAAAAGTATTACTACTCTAATAAGTAAACTTAACAATATGCTAACAAAACAATGTACGAACTGATTAACGATTTAGGATTCGCATACTTTTGTTTTGCAGTAT